GGCTTGCTTGTATAACTGTTTAGCTGCTTCAATGTTTGACTCTAATTGACTCTCAGTACTGTCAATAGAATTTTTTAAACTTGAAGAAAGCTGTGTATCTCTTTCCTGTACAGCCGAACGTAGATTATTAATTTCACTACGTAGCTGTTGTAATTCTTCATCGCGTTCTTTACGCTGACGAATTAACTGTCTAATTCTTTTCTCTGCACCCTTGGTCTGAATACCGTCTAGTTCTTCAGGTTGTTCTTCTTCTTCTTTTTCTTGCTTCTTCTCAACCTTCTTAACTTCTGGTGCAGCTTCTAATTCTTCTTCTTCTTCAACTTCAAACTCAACTTTAGGAGTTTTGTCCTCATCTGAATTTACGTCAACTGTTGACCATTCTTCACTCATTAATATATTTCCTTTTTCTCTTACCCGTTAGCAGCGAATCTAACGTATTGGTTTAATCTACCCGCTGTATTAGTATATTACAATAAATTATTATAAGATACAAATTTAATTTGAAAGATGATATGTAGGATCAAGTAGACTTGGTTTTTCAACTTTCATAATTACTTGATCATCAAAGATAAGAAGTAGCTTCATACCCTTGTACATAAACTTCTGTCCTGAATACTTTGCGTAACAAATATAGTCACCTACTTCACACCATGCTCCGTTAGGAAACTTGTCTTCGTCTTTGTAAGCTAAGTCACCTTTCTTTAAAACTTTAGCAACGGTAGTGAGGTAAGCTACATCGTCCTTTACTTTATCAGGTAGAATAATACCACCTTTTGTCTTCTGCTTTACTGCTACTGGAAGAACCAGTAGATGAAAGCCGGGAATGCTTGGCAAACTTTTAAGGTCTACCTTTACTGCACTCTCGTCTGTTACCCAATCAGCAGCATCAACTGCCTTATCCATTCGTACTGCTTGCATCTAGTCCATATCCTCCTCTTCATAGATACGTTGTTTTACAATGTGCTTGAGGCATTCAGTTGCCCATTCCACACCTTCAATCACACCCACTGCGTGACGATATTCATCGTAACTTGAAGCGTTACCATATGCAAGNGAATTTTTTAAGTCTAGTATTTTTTCTTCGTACTTTAAATTTAACTCATCCCAAAAGTTCAAAACCTATTATCCCCTACGTGCTTGTCCAATAAAGTTAGTTAACATGTCTGCTGCTTTCAGTGCCTTGTCCTTGTCAATGCTTGCTTCTGTCTTGGCAAGATCAATAAGAGCATCCAAAGCTGCAATTGCTTTCTTTGCATTACGATCCAGTTCTTTTTCTTCTTTTGCACTAGAAAGGTTAGCACCTTCTTTGAACATATTCAACTGAATTTCCATTTCCTTTAGATCAAGTTCACGGTTCTTATTAGCAGCAGTAGCAGCTTCCTTTGCCATCTGTGTTTGAACTTTCTGTTGCTCAACACCCAGACGCTGCTGTTCAATCTGAACCATCTGTGCTTCAGGTGTAGCTGCCATTTGCATCTGTGCTGCAGCTTGATTTGCCTGTGCCACCTGTTGTGCAGCAGCGGCAATAACCTGTTCCATAAGACGTGGGTCTTGTACGTCCACACCTGCAGCAGCAGCTTCAGGTCCGTACTGTGCAATCATTTCTTTTGACACACCACTAATCTGTTCCTGATACTTCATTATCATATGTTCCTGAATGTTTGCTTGCAGTACAGGAACAATACGCTGCATCATAGGATTAGCACCATTCATCGGGTCTTGAATGTACATGGTCTTTACCTGAATATGTGCGTCATGGTTCTGACCCATGAATGCCTGAATTGGCATACCTTTAACTGCAGCCTGAATATCACTGACAGGATCAAGAGGCATTGGTGAAGGCTTTTCAGGCATGATCTTGTCCAGATTAGGAATGTTTGCTGCCTGAAGAATTGTCTTGTTAAGTTCTTCCACATTGAACATACCGGGAGGTGCTGACTGAGACAACTGCAGTGCAAGCTGTGCCATCATCATACGGTGTGCAGAGGAAGGAATATTAGGATCAGATACAGGAATAATATCAATCCTGCCATCAAAGTCATTACGATAGATATTAAGTGTACCGTTTGGAATATCTACCATTGATTCTTCAGGTAGATATTCATAGTTAATTCTACTTAGTAATTTAAATTCGTCATGTTGTGACTTNTGTAGTCGTTTGTGAATTGCACTAAAGAANTTGCTGCTTGCTTCCAACANTGCCATTGTTGTNCCAACAGGNCCGTANCTTGCTGCATCNGANANAACCTGTTCNGTTGTNTCNGCAAACTTCTGTGCAGTAGCAGTAACAAAGTTAAGCATCTGAAACAAAGTCTGTGAAGGTTCTTTGTATGGCAGATTGATGATCATCTTGGACAGATCATTACCTGTAGCTTCAACTTCTCTAAACTCACCGGGAGCAATAGGATCATTGTCACCTACAATACGTAAACCCTTCGCCTTAAAGCCGCCGGGTAGGTTTGCAAACTGACCTGCATCAACCAAGCTACGCATTGCTGCAGTTGCAGTCATGGTAAGATTACCAAGGAAATGAATCAATCCTAGACCATAAAAACCAAAACCGGGAACAAAACGATAATGAGTAAAGAAGATTTTCTTTTCTCTGCGNCGATCATCTTTATTGTAGTTTCTGCGAATAGACAAAACCTNACGGCTCTGTTCTTCAATGGTAACAATATAGGGAAGAGACAATCCATCCTTATCCTCGTAACCTTCAATATCAAGATAACAATGTTGCTCAAGTAGAACGTACTGTGGATCGTGACTACCAGAAGGAGACAGACCCATAATTGTATCCATCTTCTGACTGATAGGAGCAAACTCTGGTGTACTTGCTTCAGGTAGGTCTATGTCTGCGTACATTCCTGCTGCCATGTCTCGCTGCATCTCTACTGGTGAGCGATAGATAACATGCGTGTAGCGATCTGCTCTGCGTAGATCGGTAGCATAATAAGACACATAGAACTGGTCAATAGGAACAAACTCTGATACAGGTCGGTTTAAACTGCTGTCAAAGTAAATCTTTTTAAATGCTGATCCAATAAGCGGCAGGTGAAAGAGCATACGCTCAAACTCGTCAAAGTACTCAGGCATTTGTTCAGTGATCTGATAGTTCATAAAGTCTTTGACTCTATGGCTTTGCTTTTCTTTTTCTTCTGATACTTCACCAATGATCTGGGACTTTACTGGTCCACTGGCAGGAAACAATTCCTGTGTTGCCTTTGACTGAAACTTAACTGCTGACTCAATAAGGATTGGATGAACTGCAGTACATGCACCTTCAAATGGTTCTGATGCTTCTTCCAGCTTTAGACCTAACAGATCAAAGCCACGTTCAAACATACTTTCCCATTCTGCTCGACTGTCCTTGTCTGCAGTAAAGTTGTCATGTACTTGAATGGCAATGTCTTCAAGAGTTTCTTCGTCCAGATCGTCTACCAAGTTTCTAAAAAACTCTTCGTCCTTCTCCTCGATCTGTTCGTCAGACAAGCCTTCATCTAAATTACTCTTAAACTCTACTACAATACCACCATCACTAGGATCGTATTCCATGCTTGCATTTGAATCTTCACTCTCAGTTTGAATCTCTACGACTGAAAGTTCTACTGAAGGAATAGGATCAAAAGGATTGCGTTCAGTTGCCATGTTTTATATTGCCTTTGCTGTATAGTTGTAAGGATTACGTTCTACCACAGAACCACCCCTTTTTCTTTTTTGTACTACTGGTTCTTCTTGTTGTTCTTCTAAGTTATTACTTTCAATAGCTGATCTTACTAAAGGTTTTCCTGCTCTTACACCAAAACCAATTGATGCTTCCTTTATAAGTCTTGAATAATCTTTTGCATCTGGTTTTAAGTTTGCTACTACTAATGCTCTAAGATACTGTTCTCTTGAACTAAAGGCCGCAGGAGTTTTTTTAGGTATCTCTATATTTAAATTTTTTAAAATATTTGTATAATTATCTATAGCATTTTTAACAGCTACCTTTTTACTAGCATCTAATCTTTCTTTAGCAGCTCTTTGCTTTTCAGTTAATTTTTTAGTTTGACTTTCAGAAACTTTTAAATCATAAAAAATAGGTTCTGAAACATTCATATACCT